AAAGAGACTACGAAGCAGAAAAAAGGCGAAGCAATAGTACAAAAAGTTAAGAACGAGTACTATATCTTCAACGATAAAGGCTTCCAGAGCAAATCAAGTCAAGTACCTAATCCAGCAACTGGTGGTGTACAAGGCTTAAAGATTGCAAAAGATTCTATCATCCATTGTACATCAGGTCTGATGGATGAGAACAATAAAATGGTATTGTCACATCTTCATAAAGCTATTAAGCCGCTCAATCAATTGAGAGTGTTAGAAGATGCATCAGTTATCTATCGTATTTCAAGAGCACCAGAAAGACGTATCTTCTATATCGATGTAGGTAACTTGCCTAAGATGAAGGCAGAGCAGTACTTAAGAGATATGATGGTCAAGCATAAAAACCGATTAGTATATGATGCTGCTTCTGGTGAGATCAGAGATGATCGTAAGTTTATGACTATGCTTGAAGATTTTTGGCTGCCAAGACGTGAAGGTGGTAGAGGTACTGAGATTACTTCACTACCAGGTGGTAGCAATTTAGGCGAAATGGATGATATTATCTATTTCCAAAAGAAACTTTATAAGTCACTTAATGTACCTATTTCACGGTTAGAGCCAGAAACAGGATTCACATTAGGTAGAGCTTCTGAGATCAGTCGTGATGAATTGAAGTTTAGTAAATTTGTTTCTAGACTTCGTTTACGTTTCTCTCATCTTTTTGATAAGATATTAGAGAAGCAGTTAGTTCTAAAAGGTGTCATGTCTACTGATGAGTGGATGGATATCAAAGAATTAGTTCGATACGACTTTATTGAAGATAATCACTTTAGTGAATTAAAAGATGCTGAAGTTCTTCGTGAAAGATTACAAACGTTAAATGAAGTAGAGAATTACACTGGTAAATACTTCTCTAAATCATGGATTCAACGTCATGTACTCAAGATGGACGAAGAAGAAATTAAAGCAATTGAGAGTGAAATAGCTGCAGAAGAGCAGTCAGGTGAACTGGATGTTGGTTCTCGTGATGAGAACGAGCAGTAATTATAAATAAAGGTATAATACAATGTCAGAATATAATGTACAAGACTTAATTAAAAATGCCATCGGTGAGAAGCCAGTAGCTGTTCAGGACGTATTTGACAATCTTATGGTTGCGAAAGTACGTGATGAGATTTCCGGTAAAAGAATGGAAGTCGCGAATGCATTTGTAGCAGATGATGAAGAGGTAGAACTCGATGATGTCACTGATGCAGAACTTGAAGATGCCGCTGAAGATGAAATTGATAATGAAGAACTAGATGATGAAAGTGATGTCGATTCTGATGATGAATCTGACGAAGAAGCAGAAGACGAGATCGACGAAACTGAAGAAGATTCAGAGGAAGAAGAAAATGGCGAAGACACTGAGACAGATTCTTGAGGTTGCTGAACCTAAAGCAGGTGATGAAAAGCGCTTCAAAGATAAACATGTAGTGCAGAAGACACGCAACCCTGCATATAAAGATGAAGCAGAAGAAGATGCGGTCTATCAAGCTACTAATGTAAAAAAAGATAAGACTAAAAAGTCCGGCGATCATACAGAAGGTGATGATGCGAAAATGTATGAAGCAAAAAAGCTTCAGTCATTTTACAACACTGAGCTTGATGAGGAAGAAAAGTTTATTCCAGAAGGTGTCGTTGATACTTTAAAAAAGATTCAAAAGACTCGTAAAGAGATGCAGATTAAGTTTAAAAACGGCCAGTCTATGGATGTAGACCCTAAGACAGCAGGGATGCTGATGGACGTTCATAAACAGCTTAACAGTGCAAATGCACGTAAGTTTCAGCAATCATTAGAAAGAGGCCAGGATCATTTTATGAAAATGGTTGACTTTGCAGGGAGTGTTGCATGATCTTAAATCTTAAAGGTGATGAAAGAAATGTAAGCACTGCTAACACAGTTAGTAATGCATCATGTGTACGAGTTTATATTGCTACTGGTACAAGAGTTATGACTGTAACTGACGCTGGTGCAACTCAATTAGGTAACACAACGCTAGGAGCAGGCCAGCATATTGTATCTAAGCATCCAACAGATTTGCTTACGTTCAATAGTGCTACTCCATGTACTCCTATCGCGTTTAATGTAAGTTAAGAGGCTATGATGAAACTCTTTTGCGAATTATCTGAAGAAGTACAGTTAGTAACTGAAGCTAGAGATGACGGATCTAAAGACTTCTTTATTGAAGGTATTTTTATGCAAGGCGATATTAAGAATCGCAACGGTAGAGTTTATCCTCAACAAGTGCTTGCAAAAGAAGTATCTCGCTACAATGAAGAAGTAATTAAAAAGAATAGAGCTTATGGCGAATTAGGTCATCCAGCTGGACCTTCAATCAATCTTGAGAGAGTATCTCATATGATTAAAGAGTTGAAGCAAGACGGTGCTAATTTTGTCGGTAAGGCTAAAATTATGGACACACCCTACGGTCAAATTGTCAAAAATTTGATGACTGAAGGTGCCACACTTGGTGTATCTTCAAGAGGTATGGGCTCACTTAAAGATGTAGGTGGTGCTCAACAAGTACAAAATGATTTCTACTTAGCTACAGCTGCTGATATAGTTGCTGATCCTTCTGCACCCGATGCTTTTGTTAAGGGTATTATGGAGGGTGTTGAATGGGTGTGTGTAGACGGCAACTGGCGAGCACAAGAAGTAGTAGAAAGAATCCAGGAAACTGGTAGACGTTCCGTGAAAGAACTTGAAGAACAGAAGCTTGCTCTGTTTGATAGATTCCTAAAAACGCTAGGTTGATTAAATTATAAATATTACTAGTAAATCTCGATAAAAGGAGCTAACGATGGCTGAAGAGAGAAAAGATCTAGAGGATCAAGTTATCGAGGACAACATCACTGAAGAAGAGCAGCTCGATGAGTTTAAGGCTTCTGGTGAAGATTCCTCTGTAGCCGATCCTGTAGCACCAAAAGGTGGTTCTGCTAAGGCGAACCGTAAAGCTGATAAGGATGGTGGTGATAAGGGCACTCAAGAAGTACCTGTTGCCTCAACACCTGGTCAGTCTAAATCACAACTTATGGCTAGTATGATGGTCAAGATGGGTGGCATGAATAAGGCCGCACTTCAGGCTATGTACAATGGAATGGCTAAGCAACCTAAAGCTGGTGTTGCACCTTCCATGCCAATGCCAAAGCTGAGTGTCAAAGAAGACCTCGGTGATCTGTTTGGTAGCGAAGAGTTATCTGAGCAGTTCATGGAGAAAGCTGAGACAATTTTTGAAGCAGCTGTTAATGCACGTCTTACAATTGAAGTTGAAAAACTTCAGGAGCAGTTTGACGATAAGTTAGCAGAAGCTACTAAAGAACTTGAAGAGCAAATGACTACTAAGGTCGACGAGTACCTGTCATATGCCGCAGAAGAGTGGATGAAAGAGAACGAAGTTGCTATCGAATCTGCTCTCAAGGTTGAGATTGCTGAAAACCTAATGAATGGTATGAAGCAAGTATTTGCCGAGAACTATATTGATGTACCAGAAGAGAAGCTTGATGTCTTTGAAGAGTTAGCTGCTAAAGTAGATGAACTCGAAGAGAAGCTTAACGAAGAAGTTAAGTCGAAAATGGAGCTTACTCGTGAAGTAGAAATTCATCAGCGCGCTGCTGTATTTGCAGAAGTAGCTGAAAGTCTTACCGACGTTCAGGCTGATAAGTTCGCTAAACTTTGTGAAGGTATCGAGGCTGATGATACAGAAGCGTATCAAAATAAACTCGAAATGATCAAAGAGAACTACTTCACAACAAAGGTAGTTACTGAAGAGGCGGAAGAAGAGCCTTTGGAAGATGCAACAGAAAACACTGTAGCTATTGATCCAGAGATGTCTCGTTACGCTCAAGCCATTTCAAGAACTGTTAAACGATAAATAATTGAACAAAGTACTTTAAGGGAGAGCTAAAATGTACTTATCTGAAAGCGTACAGCAGAAGTGGCAGCCAATTCTTGAGCATGCTGATCTTCCCGAGATCAAGGATTCTCACAAGCGCGCTGTTACTGCTCAACTGCTAGAAAATACAGAAGTATCCATCCGTGAAGGTGGTACTTGGAGCACTAAGGGTCTTCTTGCTGAAGCCCCAACAAACGCAACTGGTGCAGACATCGACAACTACGACCCAGTATTAATTTCACTGGTCCGTCGTTCTATGCCTAACCTAATTGCATACGACATCTGCGGCGTTCAGCCGATGTCCGGTCCTACTGGCCTTATCTTCGCAATGCGTTCGAAG